TAGAACAGCCCCTGTTGGACATGGTGATGCAATACACCCGTGGTAACCAGACCCGCGCTGCCCTGATGATGGGCATCAACCGTGGTACTCTGCGTAAGAAACTGAAAAAATACGGCATGAACTGATAGAATCAGTTAAGCTGTTGATATAAAAGGCGCTCTTCGGCATGGGGAAGCGCCTTTTTTATTAAATTGACTGCACCACTGACTGCACCGAATGCTGAACCGTCGCAAACAAAAGCGAACTAACGCATACCGTCATTCTTAATGTAGGATAGATGTATCCCACAATAAGGAATCTGCTCTCCGATGAGACTGACCGCCCACAAAAAAGAGATCCTCAGTTTTTTCGAGCCTGACAATCTGGCATGGATCAAAAGCGAAATCGGCGCACCTCCGCTCGATGTATCCGGCGTTACCTATCTGCTCTACCGAACCGCAGGAACAGGCAGCAAGAGCCACCAGATAGAATCAACCCGCCGAACGCTGGAAAGCATGGTTAAAGATGGCCTACTGGAAAAAGTGACGGTATACGAGAGGCGCATTAACAAACATCAGGCTTCCGCCACCTCTCCCGGAGTTCGTTGCATGGTGTCTCGCTACGGCTTGCCGGGTCAGTGCAGCGTTATTCGTGATGATGGAGACGGTGATTTTATCGAGGGGGAGTGCGCCAGAGTGCCTGACGCATAGAAAATTTATTACTTCGGAACACCGCGCAATATTGCACAACACATCTGGTTAATGGAATACAGCGGCTCACCTGCCTCACTGATTCCCAGCGGCTCATAGCTCGCCATGATTTCTGAAACGTATTGCGGATTCAGCTCCGCATCTTTGGCGATCTCCGCCTGAGTCAGTCGTAAATCACTCGTTTTCGACATTAATTATTTCCTCTTTATCGTCATAAAATTTATCGCTCATCACTTCCGCAGCCAGGTGATCACGAAAACCATCAATAACTTCAATCATGCGCGTAACTGCCTGAGGCGTCAGGCCACAATCACGCTCCAGAATGTCCGGGAGAGTTTCAAGCGTAATAACGGTCCCTCTCGCCAGCGCCCTGAATTCACGGGCGCACTCTTCTGCTGGTATCAAAAAACGGATAGCTGTCTCGTACTTCACCCGTTCGTTTTCTGCCTGCCAGTGCGCCCGACGTTCTGCCGGGGTCATCCGTTTAACGTCCAGATCCTGTGGATTGTCCAGAGCCTGCAATAAAGTACGGACGGTATAATTCTTCCGGGTTTTACTGCTGTCTGGTGTTGGCTCCAGTGGGCGAGCAATAGCGGCAATCGTTTTACGGTCACGCCCCAAAATCTCTGCCAGTTCGGTGATACTGAACGCATGATCCAGCACCTCGCCATCATCCAGTTTTTTTCCCTTCATTTGGCAAACCCCATTCCCCAAACGGGGACACCTCAAGTCTTATAAAACAGTCATTTAAAAACCGTTTGTCCGTTTGTTCGTTTGGCGCGGAAACCCAAATAACTGCCGATTACCGCGAGTAAGCGCCCCCGTGGAGCAGCCACCCCGCCGGGAGTACCTTTGAAAAAAGGCGGCACGAGGCCGCCAAAGACAAAGGAACACGGTTCGCCACGCTACGAAGGCTGGTCGCTCGTGGATTTCATCATGCCACGGTAGTCCATCGGGGCCACACCAGCATCAATGCGCACCTTCATGGTCACACCATCCACGGTGAAGCCTGACTGAGCTTCAAGGTGCGGTCGTGCCTTGCCGCCCAGATACGCCACCTCGATAGTGTCACGCCCTTTTTCAGCAGACAGGAACCAATCTGCCTCACTTGCCTCATCAAGGCGCGGCTCTGCGATGATAGAAAGCTTATTCTGGAATGGGTTGGACACTCCGGCGTTATACTCAGCGCCCGGGAGCGATACAGATTTCAGCAGCTGCTCTGCCAGAGTCTCCTGAGCGACAGGCACAATGACGAACGCCGGGGCAATATTGAGGATTCGACCACTGCTGGAGCGCTGGCGGCGCATCGTTGAGCGTGCCGTTGACAGTGTATCGATGGACAGATCACCAGAAATCAGGTTGCCGTGAGCATCATCAAACAGCGGAATGCCGTCACTCAACGCCGGATTTCCGGTCAGCACGGCGTAAACCAGATCACCGATGGTGGCTTTCGCGGCGCGGGCCATACCTGCCGGGATGGTATCCAGCACGCCCAGATCGTCATTGATAATGGCTTCGCGATTGATAGAGAAAAGCTCGCCATAGGTCAACAGTACGATTTCTTCGCCCCGGTCATTGAGCGTCACGTATTTATACTCCGCACCAGGCAGAACTTTACGTAGCGTCGGGAACGCCTCAAGGCCTACACGGTGGCCCGGACGGAAGTCAGGCAGGTTTCCGGCGCGCGTCCATTTGTCGAACGTTTCCGGGCTTTCGTCCCAGCCTTTCAGCATGGATTTATTAGCCGCGTCGATCAGGATGCTGGCGAAGTCGCTTTTGCTGTGTGTGAATGCCGTCGCCGCAATCTCCATTTTGTTCATGCCTGAGAGACTGACACCGCGATCCTGAAGCGATGCGCGAGCCAGTTCGAACAACGGCATGCCCTGATAGCGGTTGTCGGCTTCTGCCTGCTGGTGGCCCAGACGCGCTTCAAGCGAGGAGCGAATGGAATCTGAAATTAGATTGCCGTTAGTGATGTGAGACATTTCTGCATTCACCTTTTTTCTGAATTGATTGATACCGATAGCGCCGGAAAGAAGTTCATCTTTTGCCGCTTGAAGCTGGTCGGCCGTTAAACCTGACTGGTTGGCGATCTGAAACACGTTCTGCAACTCCTGCATAACGTTTTCAGCATTAGCGCCGGTACTCGCCGTATTCATAAACAAACGCGTGGCTTCGTCAGCGGTAAACGTTTCTTTCTGGTCCATCGAGGCGGTCAATTCGCCAATCAGTTTGTTGACGTTGGCAGTTGGCTGTTGCGGGGTATGAACAGGGGCTGAAAACTTAGCCGCTATGGCTGCGGGAACATTCTTGTATTGAGCAAAGATTTCCGCGCTACCGCTTCCGAATGTCGCCTCATCCTCACCAGCATCAAACACTTCATCAACGAAGCCTTTTTCCAGTGCTTCGCTGGCGGTCATCCATGTTTCAGCGTCCATCATGTCGGAGATTTCAGCCTCTGACAGGCCAGTTTTTTTCACGTAAACATCACGAATTTGATTTTTTGTCTTTTCCAGCAAATCTACCACTGTGCGCATTTCGTCTGGCCCACCAGCGGCAACCGTCCAGCAGTTATGGATCATGAACCAGGCATTGTTAGCCATGCTGACGTGCTTTGCGCTCAAAGCCAGAACGGTGGCCATACTCGCGGCGTAGCCGTCAATACGTGCAGTAGTATGGCTTTTATACGCTGCAAGACGGTTATACATGGCAAAACCCGACATACAGCTACCACCGCCAGAGTTAATCGCCAGCGTCACCGGCCCCCGGGCGTTATCCATAGAAGCCTTGAACTGGTGCGCCATAGCGCCGTCGATAACGTCATAGATATTAATTTCCATACGCCACCTGCTTTACTCGGAAGTGGAGATATCTTGTTTAGCTGCTTTGCTATCCACCAGCCCCAGCTTATCGCGCAACAGGGAACGGGCCAGCCAACCAATGGAAGGGGCAGTAGCAGGCATACCCGCTGCTACGCTATTTTTTTTCAGTGCCTCACGCAGGTGGTTAAGCGCCAGGGTGATTTCGTCGTCGATATGTACAGATATTGTGTTTTTGATAGTCACTTTCGTTTCTCCAGTAGGACTGTATACCCTTCCAGTATTGATCATATTTTAAGGTTAATAAAAATATTTTTACCACTTTTATAGATTGATCGGACTCAGGCACAAAAAAACCGGATCAATGCCCGGAACGTGTTCACACAAAAAACGCAGAAAAAAAACTTTATAGGTAAAAACTCTCCGCACTCTCCGCTCTGGCAGTTTTATTATATATTTCAATTAATTATAGAGCGGAGAGTTAGCGGAGAGTTGGCCTTAACTCTCCGCTTAAGTCTCCGCTTGTTGTATATAAAAAGAACAAATAGCGGACAGTAGCGGAGAGTAACGGACAGTTAAAAAGTAAACTCTCCGCTCTATAAGCATATAATTAACAAAGTTTTTTATTGAAAGCGGAGAGTAGCGGAGAGTTTTTCTATTAAAGTAATTTTCGCTCCATGCTACAGGCGTAAAAAAGGCGACTATCAAAGCCGCCATTCTTATCAATCCTGTTCGCCTCCTGTTGCAGCCGGAAGCCATTCTTCTGCTTCATCCTTTAACAGCACATTGGATCCTATTCTGTCTCTGTCCGGGCTTCTGGTGCGTTTCTTGCGCTTATATTCCTCACCATACTCAGCCATCATTCCGGGCATATCCCTGCCGAAGCTGGTCAGTGACAACATATTTTTCAGTCCATGCGCCGCCATGTAGGCCATATAAGCGTGATACAGGTAGCGCCGTGGGCTGAATGGCGTAATCTCTGCATTGCCGATCACCATGCCGTCACACTCCACCAGCGTCATCAGATAACCGCAGAAGTCCAGCAGGGAATCACCTTCACGCTTCACACTCAGCGCCTCCTCTGATTTGCGTTGTTCAGCAAGCAGCTGCCGCGCGTCGTCTTGCCTGGCAAACCGGGCCATCAGGTGGCGGATTATGACGGGCAGCTCTGCCTCTATCTTTTCCACCAGATCAGGATCCCGCCTTTCTTCGCTGACAACCTCCGAGAAGTTGAATATCACCCTGCGTCGGGAAATGCCGCCGCTGCGGTCGCTGAATGTCATGGCGTTGTTATTGACCGCCAGCACTACCGCCGGGATCCGTACCGAGTATGGCGCTTTGTGTTTCGGGTCAATTGATACCCGGTCACCGCCCGTAATGGCCTTTATCCCTGCCCCGTCACCTGCGTAGCGGGTCATGTCCGGCATGATTATCAGTGAGTAGCCGACCACCAGCGCGCGCTCCCTCGGGTTCTCCAGTGCCGCCATGCTTGCCGATACCGTGTTTCCCCTCCCAGCCAGCATTTCGCAGATATCTGCCATAACGCTTTTACCGCTACCACCCGGCCCCGTTACCTCAAGGAATAGCTGCCAGTCGTACCGGTTCGCCATGACCATATACAGCGCAGCCAAAAGACGATCGGCCTTTTTGGCATTGTTCGCCATAGAGTGCTGGAGCCAGTGCCAAAAATTAGGGGCGTGCTTCTCCAGGCTCTCGCCGTTCTCAGCCGCGACAAAATCCACCTCGCTGGCGATTAATAACCAGTCTTCCCGCTGGTGGGCGCGAAATTCCCCTTTGCTGCTGTCAAACACCCCGTTACGGAACCCGATAAGGTGTCGGGCTGTTTCCCCCATCTGCTGCAGACTCAGCTTCATGGTGTCCACGGCGTTCTTCATGGCTGTCATTGAATACGGCGCGTTCGCTTCGATAAATACTGCAGCCATCTGGCGTGTCAGTACCTTGTCGGTAACAGGTGACCAGATCACGCCGTTGTAATGATGAACGGTGTCAGACTCCTGGTGTAGCGCCAACAGACCGCCATAGTGGTCCAGAAGCACCTCACCGCGCTGGCTCGGCCCCATCTGGTTAAGTGACGATGTGGCCGCATCGGTAACACGCTTTTTCTTCTCTGGCTTCGGTGGTGGGAATACCCGGTTAATTCTGTCTGAGTCGCACAGCAGCTCTTTCACCTCGTCGCCAATTACTCCGGCCACCAGCGATATGCGATTAGCTTTCTGCTGTTTGACATCGGTTAGTATCAGCCCCTGCTCGCACAATTCCTCATAGCTCGGCCCATTACCGGCTACAAATTCTTTCAGGCGCCGCGCCAGTGTGCCGTAAATTGTGGAGGCGTCACGGTGGCGAGCCACAGCCGCATCAGCGGTCTTATTATCGACGGGGTGACCATTTACCCAGGAATACACACAGGAAAACAGCGCGTCGGACATTTCCTCTGACTTGATTACGGTATCTGTCATTTTGGAAGCCCTCCACTCATCTGAAACTTGCCGATCAGTGGGTGATACCAATATGCAGAACCGTGCTTACGCTTAGCGCCGCGCAGGATGATCCGCGCTGCCTCTCTGAATTTACCGTCGTGAGCCAGATAGCCGCCGCCCTTGTGCTTAACCATCAGAACGCCGCTGTTTTGCGCCAGCTCTTCGGCCTTCTTTGTGCTTATTCCGAACTCAGCCGCCAGAGTGGAAACCATCGCCATACCCGGCGGGATCTCTCCGCCCTGACTGGCGGTTAACGCCTGAACACTGTTTTCCAGCTCTTCTATCCGGCCCACCAACTGATCTACACGACCAGCCAATTCATTAAATTTGACGTTGCTGATCATTTGACTTTGCCCTTACGTTTGGATTGTTCGAAGGTGGCGCTGTCGCTGTTGTCGGAAAGCACAGAAGCAAGGCGCGGCAAAAAGCGCATGACACCACCAATGAGAAGCAGATCCCGTTTCGCTTCCTGCGGGCTGTAATCTTCACTCTGACCGGCTTCAAACGTTAAGTTGCCGATAACTTCCAGCGCATTTCTAAGCGCTGTGGAAGTTGCAGCGCACTGATCGGCGTACAGGTTCAAATCATCATCGGTAAACGAGGTGAAGTCGTAGTTACGCAAAATCTGGTAAATATCACGCATGAGTCACCCCCGCTTTATCTTTCTCCAGCAGGTCTATCGCCAGTTCACCTGAGACGAACCGGGCAAGGCTGATAAGGTTCTCTCTCTCGTTCGCGTCAATATCGCATTCCTCGATCACCATAAGAAGCGTTGCCAGCTCACAGGCACGTGATGTGGTTTGCTGATTGGATAATTCACGCATGACGCACCTCCTGAAAGTGATGCAGCGGCAAACGTGCGGCAAAAATCAGCTCCCAGCCGGGGCAATTTGCTCGAGCTTCGGCTTCGCTGGTGGCATTGGTGAGAATGACAATGGCGCGGGTTTCCGGGTGATTCTGTGGCTTCCCAAGGAAACGCCATGTAAATTCGGGGTGAGTTTGGGTAGACTGTTGTTCAGCCATGATGTAACTCCTATCTTACACAGTGGTTAGAGGCCCGGTTAGTGTTCCACCACTGCCGGGCTTCGCTGTTTTTGCACCTTGCAACGTCAAGGTGTCGGACACAATGTATTTTATAAGTGTCGGACACGTCAACTCTTGAAATCAATTTTTTTTCATTTATCATTGTCGGACACCTTTGAAAGGAGAACCCAACAATGGCTACAAAGTCAGTGAACGCTAAATCAAAAAGGATTGATGTTCGTGTCCCACACCAGCTAGCCGACGCTATAGAATCAATTAAAGAAGATGGTGAAAGCACCGGACAATTTGTAGTCAAGGCGATCGAAGGGGAGATCAAGCGCCGCCAGCGTAAGAAAGCCAAAGACGACCCCAAAGCCTGATCATACAGTCCACCAGCAAACAGGCGGCCCAGCGTGGCCGCTTTTGTTTTATGTGACATATTCCGCCCCTTACGCTGATTTGAGTTGCGCTTTCGGTTGGTTACTCAGCCAGGCGTTAACTTCTGACAGCCACCAGCCAACAGAACGCCCTCCCAACTGGCGACGCGCAGGGAAATCACCTTTTCTTTCCATCAGGTAGCGGGTAGTGCGGCAGATGCCTGTCAAACGGCGGCATTCACCTTCACGGATGATGCGATCAGACTGATCTTGCGATGATTCGATTTTGTTCATTGGGGCATGTCCTCGTTTATTGCGGTTTGAGGACATATTGCGGAGCGGATCGGGATCTTCTGGCGATTTCACCAAAGTTTAGAGTGATTTCACTTTCGACCTAAGTACTTAGCCCAGGTGTTCTTATCCATAGAGGGGAACTCAACGCCTCTAGCTGCTGCTGTCGCCTCTAATACGGCAATCACTTTGGATACAGAGATCGCCTCAAGGTCCAGATCGCCAAGTTCGGGAATCAACTTTATAAGTGCAGGGATCAGCTCTGCCTTTTTTGCTGCGGTTTTTGGTGATTCTTTAACAGGAAGGACGCCAGTTGTTTTGATGTGCGTTAAATCATCAGCCATCACGCATAAGAATCTGGGGTCTATCTCTATGGCGCCATCAAAGGTAATAACTTCACACTCGCAGCCCTCACTTTCTGGTCGGGTCGTAAAGTGTGGCGTATGAATCTTTCCAGCATCCCCTAAGAATTCAGACGTCGCAAAGCAGATTTGATTGAGGTAAAAGAAACCACTCATAGAGCCTGCATAATAGCCAGATGGCTGAGCATCCTTCTGCATCATGATCCCAGAAATGGTCCATCTTTCATTTCCCAAAGCGCCACCAAACTCACGATCTATATCGTCTTCCATTTCAGGCGGTATTATCACAAGCAATTGCTCATGCTTAAGCGACGGTAAGAAAACTACAACATTTAAAACACCAATAGCCGCAAAGTGATACAGGTCTTTGACCGTACACCCCAGCTTTTGGGCTGCTTCAGGCAGAGGATAGTACATACGCTCAGGCAGTTTCATTTTGTCCCCTTCATCGGAATGACGTTGCTATTGCCATCAGAGAGCAGCTCTAACCGCTCTATCCATTTGTTCAGCGCGTCCAGTTTCTCCGGCAAATACTGGCTACGGTTGTACACCGCCATAACGCCGCCCAGCGTATGTCCCAGCAACTGCTCAACGACGTGCGGAGCAATCCCCATATTGTTAAGGGTGGTGGAGAACGTCCGGCGCAGATCGTGAAGTGTCCAAGGTTCGACGTGACCTAAGCGTTTATGGACACCACGCCCCCACTGGCTAACCGCTTCAGGGCTCTTTATTTCACCCAACAGCAAGCCGCTATCTTTATGCTGCCTAAGCAGCGCTTCAACATCCTCCCGGATACCATCGGGGATCGGGCGCACGATCTTTTCTCCGCCTTTACTGTGCTCTTTCGGTACTGTCCAGACCCATTCTTTCAAATCCCACTCGGTAAGCCGGGAAAGCCGCAACTCCTGCGTTCGGCACCCGAACACCACCAGCAGGCGCAGCAATGACGCATAGTAGGGTTTGAACTTTAACCCGGTACTTTCTCGCCAAATATCGGTCAGTTCCTGCCTTGAATGCTCTCTGTCCTTCTTATTCTGCTTTCTGCCGACATCATCTATGGTCAGATCGTCCAGGACGTTGCTCACTGCATAGCGATGGACGCGGCAAAATTTCAACGCCTGTTTGCACATCTGCAGGAGGTAGCCAGCAGCCACCGGCGCATCATTTCGAACCCGGCGGAAACACTCCAGCCAGTGCCGGGTTTCACACATAGAAAGAGGAAACGACCCGATATATGGGTGGATATGCTTGTTCAACTGCTCAATGTGTTTGCCGACGTTGGCCCGCTTATGAGTGGCGTATTCCTTTATCCAGTAGTCGAGGGCCTCTTTTACCGTTACCGGCTTGAGGTTCTCCTGGGTAGTGACGTTCAACTGGTGTTTAGGGTTCTTTCCTTCAGCGAGCCATGCCCGGCACTGATCCCGCTTTTCTCTCGCGGCTTTCAGAGAAAGATCGGGATAATTACCCAGCTTAATACGCTGAGATGCCGTTTCGCGACCACCGATCCTGAACGTGAAATACCAGGTCAGAATGCCGACCTTTGAGACCTTGACACTCAACCCATCACCGTCGGCATAAAAGCTATCACCCGGACTTTCCCGACCGTTCATTTTGCGTAGAGCGGTATCGCTCAGTTTGTTTGTTCCACCTGCCATAAGAAACCTCAGTTCATATTTTCGGTGTGCGTCAGACTGACTGCACCACTGACTGCACATGCTAATGTTACTCTATGAACTGAGGTAAACAAGGGCAAACAACAAATAGACATTACCCATATAAAATCAATAAATTACATGAACAATGATAAACCACCGTAAACCTTGAAAAACCTAGATTTTGAAAATACGGCATGAACTAAGTTTCGTTCATGGCGGAAAAAGGCGCTCTTCGGCATGGGGAAGCGCCTTTTTTATTGTCTGAATTCCTCGCCCCTCTCCCCTCTTTCCCGATGATTTTTTTCGTGTAT